ATTAATTGGCGGATTAAAGTCAGCATGGCCTGGATCAAGTATAGTAGCTGGCGCAGGATCGTGAATTCTAAGTTTAAAGTCTACCAGCAAGTCTGCTTCATTTGCAAATGTAGATGGTATTAATGTATTGGTAACACCTTGAGGTACTTTGCCTTTTTTTCGTTTCCTTATCTTATATGTGCCTTCCTCTGTATCTACCTTATGATTATCACCAACCCACAATGAATTGTCAGATAGAAATAAATGTCTAATCTTAAATTCGGCGCTACCGAAATCATAAGCCGCATTGGTGTCTGGTATGATATGACCATTCATTGTGAATATTCCAGCACCTACTTTTTGTAATGCCATTTTTAAATCCTCTGCTCAGTATTTAGTATTATATCTATTTATAATACTTATATCTAATTATAGTTCTGTTTTATAAGAAATTCAGGCAATTTCCATTCTACAGCGTCCTTATCGACTGAATAATGACCTAATGCCCCACAAAAATTACAGTATTCGATACCTACATCATAGTCTAATGTAGTAGTATTTGCTTTGTGTTCACAAAGTTTCTTTAATACAGGTGTTTCATCAATTTCCTTATCACCAGTAAACCAACCTTTAGAAATCGTTAAATCTTGCATTTAAAGCCTCCTCTGTTCTAACAGTATTTATAATATTTCAAAACTTCCAGTCTGAATACTGTCCAGCCCCTCTTTTTTCGGGTTTAATAGTAAATTTATATGGATTTGAACTAGTATTCGCATCTGATTTTTTATCATAATATTTGTTGCTTCCATCATTTGCTAGAACTGGCTGATCATTTTCATCAATATCTACAAGCATCATTTTCTTCTTAATAACATTAACTACAAATTTTGAATTCATAGAAATATCACTATAGCGATTTTTCAACTGTTTAAATAATATCTTATTATTTACTCCATTAGCATCCTCTTTTGCAATAATCGCAAGCATCAAATCTGCTGTTGCTGGTAATCCAAAACTTTCAGATGTATTGGATAGATCAGGATCGGAACTTGTATAACCTTCCCGATTTAATTGTGAACTTGTAATAATTGGAACATTACATTCAACTGCCAAACCACGAACTTCCTCTGCAATAGATTTGATATAAATGTAAGTATTCATATTTGCAGCCCATTTCACTCTACTTGAAGAACAAATATTCAAGTAATCCAAAACAATAACTTGTGGCGTAAAATCTTTTTTGATTTTTAATTCACGAATCAATGCTCGAAAATTTCCAACATGAGCTCCCGCTGTTGGATATTCTTTGATATCTAATTTACCAATCTTTAAACTGTCCAATCTTTTTTCAAACTCTGGTTTTTGCATCCTCGCTAATTCATACATTTCAACATCAAACAAATTAGCATCAATTCTTTCTGCAATACGTTCCTCTGCCATCTCCATAGTAATATATAAAACATCCAATCCTTGTTTTAAATATTGACTTGCTAAATGAGTTTTTACCAATGTCTTACCGACACCAGTTCCGCCTAAAACAACTGTAAGAGTTTTTGGTGAGATACCACCATTTGTAATTTTATCAAGCATTGACATCTTAAATGGAATCTTAGTTTCTTTCTGGTGATAGAATTCCCATCTATCTTTTCCATCTTCCAAATAATTATGTCCGATACTTTTATCTAATGAAACTGCTAATGCTTCTGTAAGAATTTCTGGTATGACATCCTTCGTAGATTTCTTATCTTTACCTTCCAAGATAGAAATACTTTGCACGATACCATTATATACTGCTTGGTCTTTTGCCCACTTTTCTGTTTCTTGTGTTAACCATTTTTCATCATCAGTTTTCTTTTCTAACTTATCAAGAATTTTATTACAATTATTAAACTGTAATTCATTCAAGTCATCCCGATTATTTAACTTAACTGATATTGTTTCCTTTGTTGGAGCTTTATTAAACTCCGAAATATGTTTTTGTATTTCTATAAAGATTTGCTTTTCAGAAATATCTTTAAAATAATCAGGTTGTAAAAAGACACCAACAATACTAGCATAAGTTTCATTATATATTAGATTCTCTAGAATCAATGTTTCAGTTCGCATCTTATCCTTTCTTTAAAGCGTTCATCACTATTGTCTTTGCTTTTCCCCTATCTACCTCTAAGAATGGTTTATATTTCTTTGCAAGATGACTATGATCCTTCCAAATAGGATCATCTAATTTCCTATCAACATATTTTACATAATCTAAAATCATGTCAAAAACACAAAATGTTTCAAGTGAAATTGTTTTAGATAAGCACATCTTTAAAATTACTGGATGATTAATCCCATCAACTTTAAATATATAATTAAAGTCAACATCATACTTATCCATATATTTGTTAATCGGATTTACATCTTGCTCCAAATGAAAATAAAAATTATTCATTCTAGAAATATAATCCTCATAAACATCACTATCAAAATGTGATGGGTACATTAGATTATTAGTAAACTGCGAAAGATAGAAAAAAATTAAAGACTCTTTATTTTTAAACCTATTGCCTATATCTTTAAATACTTTCCTTTGCATGGAAAAATTACCATGATACTCATGCTTACGGAAACTTTTTTCCATAGCATCTATTCCGCTAAAATTTAATTTACCATTGTATTTAAAATAATCATAGTTGCGTGCTTCGTGTCTAAAATGTGCATACAAACCCTGATAGGTGTACCACGCTTCATATGTTTTTTGTATATCACTATCACGCATCTGCATCATTTTGTAAGTACTGTCCTTAAATAATCAATTAAATGATTTGTTTCTGTTACTGCAAGTTCATCAACATTATTATAGGATAACAAATAAACTCCCCCCATAATAATTACGCCAATTAACATCCATAAAACTCTTAAACATACTCTATGACTCATCCAACTCATTTTCAGAATCTCCTTTTTTACTGCCATAATTAAACTCTTGAAATACAGCATCTTCAAGTTGTTTCATTATGTCATCAGTAAAGTATTTTTCTGGATTCTTGATAATTGCTTTTTCAAAAACTTTCGTTCCATCTGGCATTTCAAATCTTGTGGAAACCTTTTTGAATATTTCGTATTTCTCTGCAATCTCAACCAACCCAAAATATTTATCCAAACCAGTTTGGTAGTCAAGCATTGTTTCGATAACTGATTCTTCTTTTGTAAATCGCCCCTTGACTAATTTACATTTAATTATATTACCCATCACTTCAGTACCTTCTTTGACTTTACGTTTCCCCAAAGTAACAATAACTGAAGCTGCATATTTAATTCCACCACCACCAGAGATTTCTTTTGATGGGAACATACTCCCAACTTTATCGTAAGTATGATTCGTAATAATCAATGGAATATTTTTACTGGATAATTTTATAGCAAGAGTTCTGAATGTTCCCCGAACAACTGGTGCTCGTGTCATATCTCTTTTATCAGAACCACTCGCAGAATCTTCCATCTCTTTTCTTGTAGATAGATTTCCTAAAGAATCCAAGAATATCATAACCTTAGTTTCCTTTGGAATGCCATCAATAAGTTTAATACATTGTGTTCTGAATTCTTCAACCGTTGCAACTGGAAAGATGACAAACCTATCAGGGTCTAATCCTCTATCCGTAATCATATCGGATGTCAACGCACCCTCACTCTCAAAATATAAAATCAAACTATCTTTATTAGTATCCAAGAAATTCTTAGCGATTGACAATGCAAAGAATGTTTTACCTACCGACTCCGATCCTGCTAAACAAGTAATCTTATTTGATGGTACACCACCATATAACGATCCACTCAATAAAGCGTTCAACGAATAGCTTCCAGTATCCAAAAAAGTGCTGCAATCACCAAGAATCCCAGCGGATACAGCCGACGCCATATCATTATCGCTCTCCTTGATTAATTGTTTAACTAAACTATTTACTGCCATAACAACTCCTTTCACCCAAAAAATGATTCCAAAGTACTAATATTCTCTGACTTCCAACCAATAACATCTAATATATTTTTTATCGGTTGAAGAAACGCTTTATCAAATTGTAAATCGTAATCAATATACTTTTCCAAACCAAACTCACTTGGTAAAACCGTAGCAATAGAAATTACGTTTTCACCAAGTATGTTTGGTTCTTTCAAGTATGCAAATTTAATCTTTTCCCCATCACGAATTAATTGATATTTTTTTGTTAGGTTTTGCTCCCTTAGTTGATGGTTGTACAACAAAGTACCCCGAACATGAATCGGGGTAGCTTTGATGTAGATATCTTTTGAGGATTTATATTTACTAAGACCTTTCACCGATCTAGGAAATGCAATATCACTAAATGGTAAAGTTTTGAAAATCTCCCTATATTCCTCAATCGTTTTAATTACTGTTTGCTCATCCGTATTGATTATAGTTCGTATCAACGATTTAATGTTTTCTCTACACCAATGCGGTGTTGAACTTCTAACACTCTCAATACCCATGATCTTTAATTTAGGTTCTTTATATCTTACACCCTCAGAATCATAAACATTCAGAATATATCTTTTCTTAGCAGTCCAAATACCTTTATCTGCTATCGACTCTCTTTTCATCACCATCTTTTGTTCATATGCATTTACATACGCATACAAGTTTTGATACATTTCATCAATAAACGGTTCAATCTTATCCTGACAGATTTTGTCCAAGAAGGATATAATTTTTTCAGTCTCAAGTCCTTCTCGGCACACCACATCAACCAATGCATCAAAAGTGATATATACCGAGTCCGTATCTGATGCGATAACATAGTCCTTGTCCTCTGTTTTAAGTAAATCGTTGATGAATCTATTTATACATCTTTCAATCCATCTAATACTTAATTGGCCTGATGTAGTTACCGCTTCTGCTTGTTCTAGTGAATAATATAAGAAATATTGATTCGCCAATGCACCATAAGCACTATTTAATAGAATTTTCTTTGCCATTTGTGCATTATTATACTTTGCAATATTATTTACAACTTCTTCTTTATTTTTATAATTCCCATCCTCTAACCTCTGCTCTTCATCAAGCATTTTCCTTTTATATTTAACACGATCATCATACATCTTTTTCATTAACTTAGGAAGAAACCCCTGTTTCTTTCTAGTAAAATGCTGTCCATTGGGAGTCAACGTAACATCATAACCCTTTAAATATTTTGTATTGAATTTCTGATTCAACAATCCTTCAACGCCACCAGAGTACTTTAATAATGTTTCATCTTTTGAAACTGTTTCTGGACTAATATTATACTGCTGGATCAAATGCGGATAAAGAGAATTCAAGTCAAAACTAACAACCCATTTGTGCATACCAACTTCGGGGTCTTTTACATATCCACCTTCAATAGTTCGATTACCCGACTGTCCTTTCTTCTTATTAGGAATTGCTATATTCTGTTGTTTAAGATAATTGTAAATAATAATTTCCCAAGTTTTTACAGGAGAAAATACATCCTCAAAATTAATCTTGGATTCATAAGCTATGGTAATAACTAAATCTAATAGCTTCATCTTATCATCTAACTTTTTTACAATTTCAACATCTTTGATATTGTATTCTATAAACTTCTGATAATCAGTTTTGTATAAATCATAACCTTGCATTTCCTCATCTGTTACTTTACCCATACCCAATTCAACTTGCCCAATATAATCCAAACGATAAGATTCCCGATTTGTATAAGTGTACTTCCTATATAAATCCAAGTAATCTAAACATGATATACCAACAATCTGATAAAACATATTATCATATCCTGCTATGATTGCGTTCTTATCATAAACTCTTTTAATCGGTGAAAGATTCTTAAAATCCAGATTGAGATATTTCATTCGATTGACAATATATGGAATATCAAAAAATTTACAATTCCATCCAGTAATGATATGGGGCGGGTTTTCTTTCCACCAATCTAAAAACATATACATCAATTCATCTTCATTATGTGCTTCAAAATAATATATTCTTTTATCAGGATCATGTTTTTTATATTCACCAGTTCCCCAAACATAATATGCATCATGGATATTACTATAAACAGTAATTGCTGTAATCGGAGAATTCGCTAAACGAATATCAGGAAACCCATCATCAGAAGCAACCTCAATGTCAAGAGTATATATGCTAATCTTTGAAGCATCCCATTCTATATCTTTTGAATAAGTTTCTGAAATATATTGATAGGTGAAAGCTTTGTTTCCATAAATCGGATAATTTGTAACACCATCATATTGATCTAAAAAATCTCGACATTCTTTTATACTTGGAAATTTAAATGGGGCGAGAGGTTTACCATCTAATGTTTTAAAGGTAGCTTTGCCATCAGGACATGGAACATATAAGGTTGGCTGAAAAGGTACATATTCAGAATATTCCATACCCTTATTATCTATATCTCTAGTATAGATTTTATTGCCGACTTGGAGTATGTATGTATAAAATTTCATGTTATAGGTAGTATATCAAAAAAGAATGAATAATGCAAGTAAAACTATACACCTTTTACATGATAATATTTTGTGTTGGAGTTACAATTCCAGAGCCATACATTCTTTCATATTCTTTTTTTATTGTTTCGCTAGGTGTAGCTATTATAACCACTTGCGTTTCTTTAAGTAGATATTCTTTTTCTTCGGCATAGGGAAGCCAAGGCTGGAAAGCTATTTGCTCTTTGCTCACAGGAATCATTACAACTGGATTTTTTGCAATTATATCATCAGAGTCCAATAACTCTGTAATTAAATCTTCACCACTAATCAACTTTACTATTTTCACATTCATTTTTTATTCTCCCTCAAATCATTAATTGTGCTGTACGAATCTATATCAGATTTGTTAACAGTATTAAAACTCACGGTAATTCTTTTTCCAGATTTATTTTCTGGAACATGATGTTTCAACCAACTAGGAAATAAAACCATCATGCCATTAGCTGGTTTAAATTCTAAAAAGTTTTGAGAAAAAGAAGTTTCCTCAACTATCTGCGTACCCATCATATATTGTTCTAATGGATTTTCAAACATCAATGGAGAACTACTCGGTTCAACCATTGGAAAATATGCACCACTAACAATACTTCTTTCGTGTCTATGTGCTTCTACCCTACCACCTTTATATAATATATTAAACCAACTAGCAGAAATCATTGGTTCACACAAACCCGATTCTTTACAAAAACTTTCACAACATTGTTGTATAGTTTCCCAAAGACCAAATAATTCTTTATCATTTAGAAACCAAAGTTTTTTATTTTCAAAACTACTTTCACCATCACTTATTAAACCATGTGGCCTTTTTCCTTGATAATTTTCAATTTTATCTATTACTGTTTTTTCGTTTGGATGGTCTTTTATATTATAAACTTTTATTAATGTTGGGAAAACAGTAAGACTCTCACCCCTCATTTAATTGTCCTTCCCTTTTCATCAACAACCGAAAACTCTTTATCATCTCTCAATACTGGTTCTCTCTTTTCATCTTCTTTAGCAGGATCATTACCCAACGCCCTTTCCATCCTTCGGTCAGCCATATTACCAATAGCACCACCTATAGCACCAGCAACACTCTGTACTGCAAGATCAGCAGCAGTTGCACACCCTGTAATTAAAATACTACATAATAAAATAATCTTTATCATAATGCAAAATCATCATCATCAATTATAAATGTTCTTTTACCGTCAGCGTTTTCTCTAGCTTTAGATGTTTTTATTGAGATGTTTCCAATAGTATATTTCGCTTGCAAATCCCATTCATTCTTTTCACTAAATGGGAGTATTTTCATTTGTCGAATAGAAGTTGTAGGTTGAGCCTTTTCTGGATGAATGATCTCTAAAAGATTCCATTCATTCAAAAGATTTACAACAGTATTTCTTCGTTCAATATCACTAGAAGATAAGTTCGTAGTTTTGCCATCAAGAGCGAATAGCTCCTTGAAATGGACGATATAATACTTACCCTGTTTGTGGAGTATATGGCAAGATTGAAATAACTTCTTTTCTCGGCGTGATGCTATTCCAATGCGTGTGAGGGTTTCTTTGACTTTGAGGAAATCGTCATCTTCTTTCAGACGAACTTCTATCATGTCCTCAATAGACCATTTTACAATTTCATCATTCATTGTTCTGTTCCTTTCAAGTTCAAATCAAAAATTCTAATTAATATAGTTACATAATATAAGTATTTATAAGTTTAAGAACTGCCACCTTTGAACAACTTATTTTTGATACTTTTAATATCCTTATCAGATAAAACTGACAAGACCTCAAGACATTTTCTGTTACTAAATTTATAATACTCTTTTATGATAGCAAGAGCTTCTATTTTTTTACCTTTAATCCAATACTTCTTGGAGCGTCGCTTCTTTTCTACAGCATACCTAAAAAAATCAAAATGCATCTTATTCTTAATATCGGGATACAAATTTAATTCATTAACATATTCAATCAGGTCTGAATGATATGATATGGTTCTATTAAGTAAGAATTGTTTATAATCCTTTCTCTCAACCATACCATCATCTAAATTTTCTTTTGTAATCAAGTCATGTGCATAATCAAATGGATTCATTATTCGTCCTCATCAGGTGGCGGAGCATCCAATCTCCACTTACCCTTCTTCGCTATTAATGTTTCATCATATGGATTCCAATCAGTTCCTTTTAATTGTGAAAGAGGATTTCGTTTTCTTTTTCTCAATTTTGGATTTTCCTGTCGTGCTTTACGTTCCATATGTTGCATATGTTCATCAAGCTGTTCCATCATATAATCCTCACCAACTGGTTCTTTTGGTTCTGGGGCATCAAAGTCATCTGAATATGCTTCTCGGAAATCTGCTTCTGCAGCTAAATCTTCCAATAACTTTTTCTTTTCATCTTCCAGAAATTTCTCTTTATATTTATTCATGCGTTTACGAAATTCGTCAACACGTTTTTGTTTTTCAACTTTATCTTCTTCGGTTCGATTCTTTTCAGTTTCATTTCTTTGATTAACTATATCATCCTTTATATCAGGGGGTATTTGTTCCCACCTTCGCATCAACGTCATATTAAGATTATGAAATATTCGATTATATAAATCTTCATTCTCCAATGCAGATGCTAATGCTAACACTAAAGAAAAAGTTTTATTTAAATCTTCAACATCACCAACATAGCCGTCTTGTGATTTTTCCAAATCATGGCTAACCATATCGACAGTACCATCAGCACGAACTACCAATGCACTATCATCCATAGTTAATTTTATATACATATTTCCATGTCTATCAAATTTATTCAATTTATCCTCATTTAATTTATTTGTTTCATCTTGTTTAATCAGATCACGGGGCGTCTTTGGTTTCTTCTTTTCTTCGTCTGACATATGATCCTCTCTTTTAAATCTATGTCTTTTATTTATAAGACTAAATCGCTGCTTCCAATTAATCTTTGCCATGGAAAATCAACGTCCTTATATATCATTTCATGCGTATAATGTACCCCCAAATTGTTATCATGTCCAAAAAACGTGTAAAACGTATAATCTGGATTATTAATAAATTCTGGCATTTCTTTAATAGGAGTAAAAACTTCTTCCCTATAAACCGTATCAATGCAGATTAAATAGGGAAAAAATTGTTTTGTTCCCTCTGGTCTGATATCCACATTTTCTGTATTATTTAGTATCCATTCAGCCTTACCTTTGAATCCATCTTTAACAGATAAGATACTCATAGGACATTCTAGCGTATTGCTGATGTGAACAACCGCAGGCAACGATTGGTTGAACACAGCCACAATATGCGGATTTTTAATCTTAGAATACCTAGTCTTAATCGCAGAAACGTCTTTATAGTATTCATCATAGTAGTATGTATGCTTCATAGGTTATTTTTATGTACTAAATTTAACATCTTTGACATAATCACCATTTGTTGAGCTAGAAATTTAACCTCTGGTGATTTTGAATTATCCTGTATCATCTTATTAATTTGTCTCAACTCTTTTTGCAAAACACTCATATCATATCTTTCTGAAATCCATTCAGTCATTGTTTTAGTAATATCAAAATGAGTCTTACCCCCAAGCGTAACAGATTCATCATGGAACTTAATATAAGATTCTAGAATTTTTCTAATCAATAAAGATTTTGATACTCTTATTTGTTTTGATATTCTATGCAAAGAATTATTCATTTGATGACAAAGTTTAGCATGACCTAATCTTTGTTTCTTCCCATCCTCATAAAACTCAGCAACAAATATATCAGCATCCCTCACTCTATCTTTTTGTGGAATACCACCTTCCCCGAATTTCTTTTCTGCCATAATATCTCCTTACTCAAACTCGCACTTCTTCATTAATTCAGTTAAGCACGCAACCATGTTGATTTCCTGATCTGCAACAAAAGCAGATTTATATGTATAATCTGCTATAGTTAATACAGCATCTGGCACGGATTGTTTTTTCATTTTTAAAAACATAGAGTCATATAATTGACGATACAATCTTGCATGGTCATTATCAATATTCTGTGCTACCCATTTTCTCATTTGGGTAAAATCTTTTTTACCCAAAGCTGCAATCAATTCATCAAATGTTCTATCAGATGACGAATCTAAAACATCAGGACGAATAGTTCCCCCTACGGAATGCTTTTGTAGCTCATTCAATACCCTTCTAAAATCAGGAAAATATTTTACAACCAGTTGTGCTACAACATCTGGTTTGTATTTTATATTTTCTCCATCTAATATATTTAGAACGGATTTAGAAAACGTCTGTGCTAGTTTTGGTTTTTCTTCTTTTGGAATTTTAAAATCTACAACAGAACACCTTGAATGTAAAGCAGGAATCATTCTGTTTTCATAATTACAAGTAAATATAAAACGACAATTATTTGAAAACTGTTCAATAAAGTTTCTCATGGCGGGTTGGACAGTTTCTTTATTTAAATAATCCGCTTCATCTATAATTATAACTTTCTTGCCACCAGAAAGACTTACTGTACTTGCATAACTACTTATAGTGGTTCTTAACGTATCTATCAAACGTCCTTCATCACTACCATTAATCATCAACCAATCACATTTAAGTTGATTACATAATGC